CCAGCTTCTCGCCGTACTCTCCGAATGCCGGATTGAGCTCCAAGAATATTCCTTTCATGTCCCCGCCGAATTCTTTCCCTGATTCCACCAGATTCGCAAATTCACGTTTCAGATTCACGTATGCCTCACCGCCCGCTTCCTTTATAGCCAGAAAAGAAGCTAACCATGCTTCCTCCATCGTCAATGCTTCATATTCAATCGGATTTTCCCATCGAAGCTCAGGCAGTTCAATTCCTATTTTTGACACCAATGGCCGTACTTTATCAAGTATCCAGTTGGCACCCGCAACAAATTTCTCGCCGAGCCAGTTGAGAAAATTAATAACCAGCTCCATGAGCTTGCTGATCATTACTGAGAATGGCGTTATCAATGGCATCCAGATCACCGCTGCTACTTTTACAATCGAAGCATATATCCAGAGTGTAAATTTAAAAAGAGCAACATCCATTTTCAAAAGCGCACTAGCAAAACCCCAAACGAAATCAGAGAACACTTTGAAGCTCCCGAGCCGTTTAATCGCCGTTATGACATCGCCCACAAACGTTGTTATCATGGTCCATATAATACTCAGTATCCCCGGCAGCCCGCCAACCTGCTCGATCCACTCCGATGTCTTGTTCAGCATCGGTATGAGTCCGTCCTGGATATACGTCTTCATGCTGCCCAGCAGGCTCTTCTCGCCGCCCGTCACCAGCGCAATCCCCACACCCTCGAGGCTCGATCCCAGAAGGGTAAATGCTCCCTTCAAATTATCCAGCTTGGTATTTGCCATCAGCTCCGATGTTCCTGCAGCGTCCTCCAGCGCCTTCGTATAGGTGCCGAGTTCCTTGGTTGTATGTCCAATCAGTCCGGCGATTCCGGAAACCGCGCGGGTTCCGAAAATACGTGACAAATCCGCCATCCCTTCAGCAGTCTTGATCACTGCCGGGTCGATCTGCCCGAGTATTTGATCAAGGGAAAGCATCTGCCCGGTGCTGTCGACAACCGACATCCCCAGCCTTCTCATCGCATCATATGCTTCATCGGTTGGATCGAGAAGCTGTATGATCGCCTGCCTGAGCGTTGTGCCAGCCATACTTCCTTTGATATTGACATCGCCTAACATGCCGATAGCGGCGGTAGTCTGCTCGATACTCCAGCCTACCGCTGCAGCCTGTGGAGCCACATAGCTCATCGCCTCGCCGAGCTGCATGACAGTTGTATTTGAGGTTGAAGCTGCTTTGGCCAGCACATCAGCTACTCTGCCTGATTCCGCTGCCTCTAATTTGAAACCGCGTAAAACACCTGAGGTTATTTCTGCCGCATCCGCCAGCTCGAGCGTTCCTGCAGCAGCTAAATTAAGAGTATCTTGAACTGAGGTTAATATTTCTGAGGTCTCGAATCCGGCCTGACCGAGCAGTTCCATCGCCTTGCCGGACTCAGTTGCGCTGTAAGCTGAATCTCTGCCGAGTTGTTTCGCCTCCTCTGCTAACGCACCCATTTCGTCAGCGGAAGCTCTGGTTACCGCCTGCAGCGATGACATCTGCGCTTCGAAGTCCATGCTCCATTTCATGGACATCGTGGAGAACGTTACCGCCGCCGCGATGGCAGCCAGTTCGGCGCGTTTCATCCACTTCTTGACCGATCCGCTGAACCGCTCGAACTTCGCGGATGCGTTGTCCTTCGCATTTATCGTCGCTTGTATTTTGTAGTCTTTCGCCATCTCTTAATCCTGGCAATCCCGGCAATCGTGGTCATCTCGGCAATCCCGGTTCCGGTTTTTTCTTCTCCCCTCCCATAACCACCAGCTCTTCCTTTATCACTCCAAACGCCTCCATAATGGCATTCTCTTGATCATACACGCCGCCAGGTGAGGGAAGGGGGCCCGGTATGATCACAGGCCCCCCGAGGGACGGACTGACGGCGTGGCATGTGTTAAACAGGCGAACCATCTCATACGACCAGTCATTGATTAAACCTACCGGGCATTCCTTCACCATGATTTGATGCTCGCCTTTCCCGAAGGTTATGATTGGCGGTCCGTCCCCGTAGTACTCGCCGCCGCAGTTTCGCGCTCGCTGTTGTTCTTCGGTGCACTCTCCGCAGTCCCATGCTTTTTTCTCACGAAATAGCCATCGGACTGCAATTCGAAGTTTTTTACATCGCCCTCATCGAGGATCGAAGCATCGCTGATCGCCGCATCGATCTCATCGGCAAGCTGATTGAGCGGCGTATCCAGCAGCTCATCTGGTGTCGTGATCGATTGCCCGTTATATTTAAGGTTCTTGATGTTGCGGACATGATTTCTGAAGGTTGCGAGCGACTGCTCCGCCTGGTTGGTTCTGAAGGCGCCTCCTTTTGCGCGTTTCGCGGTGATGTTGCCGGCTGCTTTCCGGGCCTCACGGACCGTCAGCGGCTTAATCTCGACCGTGATGGGGTTTGCTTCCTCACGGTTCCCTTCGAATTCGGGTATATACGTTACCCAGCCGTCCATCGCATTGTACTCTTTCATTTTTCATCCCTCCGTTTAAATTTAATCTTGGTCAGGTTATCCCGGTCCGCTCACGTGAAAACCACATTCACCTCATCCTCGCCGCTCGAACCCAGACACCGCCCGGTCAACGCTATCGTCGCCTCGTCCGCGTCCGGTACATCCACATTCGGTATATCGAATTCAACCTGGTTGCAGTTAATAGTGCAGATCGATCCGGCCGTATCTCCGAGCACCACCTCGAGATCCTGCGTTTGAAACCGCTTGGCATCGTTCAGCCATTTAGCCGCCGCCTTCTCGAAGTACAGCGTCAGCGAGCAGGTTGCTTCACGGTATTCCGGATGCCGGTAGCCCCGAGCCGAACTGTATCCAAACTCGTCATTCCGCATCTTCACCTTCTGATCGATATCCAGACTGAAATCGGTAACATACAACGAGGTCGTTCCGAACTTGGCCGTACCAACGATTACCTGGATGATGTTCCCGGCTGTTGTCGGCGTAAAGGGCATCGGTATCACCGCCGATTCATCAGCCTCGTCGGTCACTGATGCATCGAGCGTAAGCTGCTCGTTATCATGATCGACTGAATTGATGGTGAATCCACTACCATCGTTATCATCATCGCCGACCTTGATCAGCATCCCTGCCGCAAATTGACTGGCATCGTGGACAGTGATCGTATCTGTCGCTGATGCTGCCTCATCGAGCGTATCGCTTCCGCAGAGGTAGTGATCCTTCGCTTCGCCGGAGAAACTCACCTTCGGTTCCTCGCCGCCGCCGAACTTGATCGAGCACTTCGTGGGTACCGCGCCGCAGATTGCCTCACGGTGTGGGCCGAGATCGCTGAAGATGCTCAGGCTTTTTGCTGGCTCGGCTAACAGAGTATATGCGACGCTCGTTTCCGGTGTGACCGTCTCCGTACCGAACATCGCTTCCCAGAGCGATTCATCATCCGGCGCCGTTCCTGCTGATCCGGAGGGTAGAATATACTTCTCGATTGACCAGTCTACCGCTTTGCGGCCAGTTACGCGGCTGATCAGTGACCGCGTTGACCCCTTCTCCAGCCTGTCTTTTCGTTCCTGCGAGAAATTGAATCCGCAGTTGAGCACCTTGATTGCATTTGCCTCTGCAAGCTGTACCAGCGTCCCGAACGTACTCTCCTCAGTCACATAGACTATTTGCTCTCGTCCGTATCCATAATCGTCACTCATTGCTCTCGTCCTCCGTGTTTCCTGCGGGCTTCGTCACCGGCTCCGTCGGGGCAGATCTGCGTGTCTGCCCTGGGGAAGGAGAGGATTTTCTCCCTTTCCTTATTGCCTTCACTTCCTTGAACGGCGAACCCGTATGACACAACTGCCTGCCGACATCATCCGGCACCGTAAGCTCGCCTTTTGGCTTGACATACCCGTAACCTTCAACCCGCTGCGTTGTTTTCCCGGTATTCTTTATTTTCATCGTTTTCTCCCTTGTTAATCCCGGCCATTCCGGTAATCCTGGTCTTACTCCTCCCGCGCATTACAGTGATAAATAATGTGCAGCTCTATTTCAAAAATCCCTAAATCTCCAAACAAATTCGACGCGTTCAACTGTCTCGTCTTAAAAGTTTGATTCGCATATCCTCCACGGGTCACATCTGCCATAACCGCAATGCCCACATCTTTCATAAAACGGCTCACCAGCGTTCCTTCGTCACTGCTCGTTCTGTCGATAACACCGACTATCCCGACCGGCATATCCCTGCGGTCATGATACCCGTGCTTGTTTTCGATTTCTTCCGGTTCGCCGGTATCGACTATCAGCAGTCCCGGCTTATCCTCACGTTCAAATTCTGATGGGAGAAACGGCACCCGCTTCACACTCACCACGCCTGTCCAGTACGGGTCTTCGCCGTTGATCCCTTCCAGCGTGGTCTTCAGGTTCTGCAGTATCAGTTCCCGCGTCGATTCCGTTGCCATCCGTCATTCCAATCCCATTAATCCCGGTAATCCCGGTCCGGTCTACTCTATCACCAGCTCAACTTCCCGCCCGAATATCCGCTCGATCTGTCCCTTCACATCCTCGACAGATTTCGACAGCCATTGTCTCTTTGGTATGGTCACCTGTTTCGTTCTGATCCATTTCCCGTCAATCTGAAACACCAAAAACTTTCCCGACTTTGCCTTTATGACTCCGCCGTATTCATGTATCGCCGCATAAACGACCGGGCTGCCGACTCTCCCGGTTACCGTCTTACCAATCCATTTCACCGATGATTTCACTGACTGCTGCAGGCGGTGCGTTCTTGGCTTGAGCGTAGCGC